TCCAGGACCTCGACCTCTTCCTTGACAACGAGAGCTTCTAACTCAACCTCGGACAGGCCTATGTACTCTTCCCTGTTCCATTCCTCTGTCTCATCCCACCAGACCTTTACAATACCGTTCTTCTGGAGGAGTGCGTCAGCGAACCAGGTGTAGAGGATCTCCCAGCCAGGGTTTAATCGGGTGAATACGTAATTGACATAGTCTGTGGCCTGTTGAGCCATCTCATAGTCTTCAGGGGTTTGGGGGTTGAACTTAACCATCTCATCCCCGGCACCAAAGACCCTCATCAGGGAGGGCTTGATCCATTCAATAGTATCGGAAACTGTCGAGTCTACGTACTGGCTTCTTCCCTCTACTTCGTTACCGAAGGGAAGACCATAGTAGTACTCCATGGCGACCTCTCTCTGTCTGGAGAGTTCATCACCACCATAGCCGAGGGACTCTGTCAGTTCGTCCTTTATTCTCGATACGAGATCTTCCTCTGTCAGTTTCTCTCCAGAGAATCTCTTCTTCTTTGTATATTCAGCCAATTAACTTTTCTCCAAAGATATCGTCGGCCAGTTCTGTGCCGAGTTGAGTGCCTCCCATAGGTAGTACAGAGGCCAGGGGTATCTTCCCTTTTATCCACTTTTCTAAAACCTGGTCCGGTGTAAGATTTCTCTTCTGCGCCGTATCTTTTATGATGCGTTCAAACATAATCAGGAAGGGTTCGCTTTCACCTAAACCCCTTTCCCTCTGTCTCCATGAACCCCAACCAGCGGCTTGTGCTTGGGCAGGTAGTACTCCCTTCTTCCTGGCAATGTCTATCATTGCCTCCTCTGGTAATGCGTAGAGGTTGGCTTCAGGAGATGCGCCTGTCATTTTCCCTTTTCGCTTATCAAACTGGTGGTAAGCCTTCCCAGTCATAAGATCCATTATGTGGACATCTGTTGTGCTGGGTGCCAAGTTACCTCTAAGGTTCCAAGCCATGCTGGATACCTTGGGTATTTCCTTGCTGGACTGTGCAGAAAACAAACCTAGACGGGCAGGATCAGGTGCTCCGTAACCGACATCCCTTTTACCAGCCTTTGTTTTGCCGACAAACGCACGTTCTAATCCTGACTTATGCGTTATAGGCATGTAATGGCCTAACCCTGTAGGCAACCCCTGATCAAAAAGTTGTATGGCCCTGAAAGGATCTAAAACCTGCCTACCTGCAGCGTTAGGGGATTTAGCATTACGTAGAATGTGGTAGAAATAGGCGGCCCTTCTTATATTCAACGGAACTTCTGATCCTGGACTTAGAGCAGCCACTGACTGTATAAAATCAAGAAACCATGCGTTCCCTTCTTTTGGACCTAAGTAGTCAATAAACCTGTACCGCAGCGGTTCCAGGTCCCACCACTCAAAACCACCTTCCTTCAAACCAAGGTCAACGTGTTTGATTGTTTCCCTGTACTTTTCCGGGGTAAATATCCTGTTCCATTTCTCCTCAGTCTCAGCACTTACCGGCCTTCTTACTAAGGGCCAGTGCCCGGAACCACCAAACTCAACATCGGGAGGAGTACCTAACCGCCTCTTGTCAAGCAACTGGTTTAAGTGCTGGGGATTTCTTTTTATCGCGTTAGTTACAATCCTGGCTTCTCTGTCCCACAACTGTCCTTCCCAGTTGAGCGGCATATCTCTTAATGGAAGAATACCCCTCTCCATTTCCGCAGACAGGTCTTCACGGTTCCAGTACTTGGGGTTTTTCAGGTAGATGTTGTTTCCTACCAGGACAGCGTCGTCGAAACTCTCTACAGCTTGGCCTGTAGCCCTGTTGAATGCCAGGTTTGCTCGATTAGGGTCCATCGTAGCCACATCATCTGCATTGTCTATAAACCGCTGCATTGAGGCGTACGAGGTATCCTGAAACTCTCCACCAACAGACATTGCAGGGTGTTTTGGAACCTCCTGTTGCCTAATTTGCGTCCTACTCTCCTGGTCTATAGAGTAACGCCCATTCTTTAAGTGAACGGCTTGGTCGTAAGCTAAGGGTGTGGCTTTATGAGCAGCTTCGCCTGCCTGTTCACGGTGGACAGTAAGAAGGTAATCAGTACTGGTTTTACCAGGTTCCTTTTTCCTGGCGTCTGGGCTACGCCTGTATTGTTTCTTTGGTTTGGCCTTTAGATGGAGCCTTACAAAAACATTCGTCCCCGGCGCTATTCTTTCAGAAGCGCCCATCTTCTTTTTCTGGTCACTTGTTAGAGTGCCCCACTGCTCTTTCTTAAAAACCTTATCAGGACGATGTTGTAAGGTTTGTTGAACCTGTCGTATGGTTCTTGGGACTTGACCGGCCAATTTCCCCAACTGCGCCCCGACACCAATGACCGGAGCAAGACCACTCAATGTTACTGCAAGAGGGTCTGCGTACTTTTTAGGGACTCCTCCGTATTCCTGTATGTTTTCAGAAACAGGTCTATCCCAGAGGGATTCAAAAGAACCGGAAAAAGGAGACATCAGAAGGCCGAAACCTCCTAAGAGGTTTTTACCTACGGTCCTGGCAGCCCTGTAACCAGGAGGTGCTGACGGGTGCTCATCCAACGGGGAGGGTTCAGCTATACCCATAGATTCCCAAGCCTGCCCGGCATGTCGTGCTATAGAAGGTAGGATGTTAAGTACCGGGTCTGTAGCCTTCGTCCACATAGGACGAGCCTTCCTCATCTCCAGGTTCTGAAAAGGAACTCCGCCTACGACAGCCATTAGATGATCCCGTAGTCCTTGTATTCGAGATCCTTGGTCCAGATCGGGTCATCGCCTGCGACTGCAAATCTCATAGACATGGCTGCGTATCGGGTCGCAGACATCAGGTCATCGTGCAAGGGAACTATCTTTCCCTCTTTCCTGTGATACATCCTGAATTCCATCCACCACTCCGATAATGTTGCAAAGACTTTGAATTTACCGTCCTCCATTCTCTGGAGGAGGTCCATGATTCCCACCTCTATAGAGTTGCCTCCCTTCTTCTCCCCTAAAGCAGGGGGGTTTTCAAAGTGGAAGGGCAACATGTTGCACCCTAAATTACGATACTGTTCAGCCAGCCCGGGATTACCCATAGAATCTCGTCTATGGCCGTCATGGGGCCAAGCAACGGGGATAAATTGGGGCCTGCTGCATATAGTCTGGGCATGAACAGCCGGAGGAGCCTTTGCCTGTCTGTAACAATCGTAAACATAGATAACGTCCTCATCCCGGTCCCAGGCCAACCACACACAAGCTGTAGGGTGGTCAAAGCCGAAGTCAATGCCACAGATACGTGGCCAGTGCTTTTCAATGGATATCGGATCAATTATCAGCTTCTCTTCGTGGACGGGGAAAACCAACCCCGACCCTATAGCAGGTCTGCCATATCTCCTCATCTCTCTCTCATGCGGCGCATAAGAGGACATGATCTGCTCCATTACTGCTTCGTTTAAGTGTCCCCTGTCACCCCTTAATACGGTCCTGACATCCTCAGTCGCATCATCCCAGGTCGCGTTGTTCAGGGACTGGCCTGGTTTAAGGCTGTTGACGAAGGAGGCAACAGTCTCAGTCATACCACTCTCTGGGGTAAAGGTCATATAAACCATACCCTTACGATCTAAAGTTCTAGTAACAGCTTGGGAGTATATGGACCTGCTCGGCTCTTCATCAAGCCAGATGCAGTCCACACTCCTTCCCTGCCATTTCTCCACACCCATCTCATAGGCCTTGAAGAATAAAGAAGAGTTGCCGCCCGACACGTGTTTAATCAGGGCAACGCTCTTCGCGTTTGGTATTCCTGGTTTTCTTTCCGTTTTTTGAATTAAATTTTTCGGAATCGTTCCCGAGCCAAAGGCGTCCGGGTCATCAGGTGAACCAAGCAACTCAAATTGAACTATATCTCTGGTTGTTTCATTAGATATCCCACCGGCCCAGGCAACGATAGGCTGGCGGAATCTCCGCCCAGCCCACCACTTAGGGTATAACCCAGTTAAATGGTAGGATAATTCAGCACTCCCACAATAGGACTTGCCTATCCTGTTGGCAGCCATTAACAACCTTTGATTGGCCTGACTACCCGTATCGTGGAACATCCTCTGGTAAGGGTACGGATCGTAGGAATCTATCCTGTTGTACCTCTCCCTTTGCCTTAGCTCACGGGCAATATCTACAGCCTGAGATAGGTCCGCCGTCCTCAATTGACCAGCTTCGGTATCTCCTCCACGTCCGAGGTTCCGATCAAAGCCTCCAGTTCTTTCTTCAACTCGTCTGTAGAGGCAGACTCCATGTGGGAGATCTGCTGTTCTATCTTCTCTGTGGGTCTGTACCCGGCCCTGTCTAAAATATCTTTAATGGCCCCTAACTTGACTGACTCACTCTGGGCATTACCTACTAAATTAGTCAGTTGGGCTAAGGCCCCGGGGACAGCGGCCTGGATCATCTGGTTGGTCTTCTCCTGAATCTCAAACTCAAACTGGTTCTTCAGCTTATGACCCATCTGCTTGGCGGCCTTCTCTGCATAGCCAGCCATCTGGGCAGCCTTAGAGGCATTCCCAGTTAAACAATAGGCCTCGATGAAGGCCTCCTGTTTGTCAGTACGGACCATTCTTCTTTTTCTTCTTCTTCTTTTTACCTATTCCACTAAGCGCCCTTGAGGCTGCTCTTCCAGCCTTCATCCCTAGTGCGCTCATTATTGGCATTCCACTCCAGGCTGCTCCTGACTGTGCTT